TTGGGAATAAGATGACGGATGTCTTTACGGAATTCGCGGTGAGCGGCAAATTGAATATGGCGGACTTTTCGGCCTTTGTACAAACAGAAATTACCCGCATGATTATCAAGATGCTGATCTTCAAGGCCATTGAAGCAGGCGCCTCAGCAATCGGCGCGCTATTGGGAGGCCCAGCCGGGGCGGCTATCGGTGGATCAGTCGGAGGTGCTGCTGCTAGCGGCGTGGCCGGTGGTAATTTGAGTTCTATATTCGGACGCGCACCGGCTGGGGGTATTGCGAAAGGTAATTTTAGCTCACTGGGGTTTGCAACGGGTGGCGTGGGGGACTTTGGCCGTGAAAGCCTCGTACCGCTCCACGGGAAAGAAGCCGTCATTCCGTTGAGTGGTGGACGTGAAGTGCCGGTTGCACTCAGTCTCAAATCGCCCGCTCCGCTTCGAACGATGTTTAACGATCGATCGTCTGGCGAGCGAAGCGACATTATGATGCCTGTACAGATTCACAATTATACTGCGACTGATACGAAGGTTGAGACGCGGCAGACACAATCATCGAGTGGCCACCCGCAGCTGGAAGTAGTTATCGCCAAGTTAGTCGATAAGGCGATTACACAAGGACGAATGGATAAAACCATGCAGTCGCGCTATGGCTTGACGCCAGGGGAGCGTAAACGATGATTACATGGCCTGGGACACTACCGACCCTCTCAACGGAAGAGGGGTATCGTGAAACACAATTGCCGTCATCGAGCATTCGCTCACAAACTGATGTCGGGCCACCGAAGCAGCGCAATCGCTTTACGAGTTTCGTGAAGCAGTATAGTGTAATCTTTCAATTGACCAGCGCGCAGTTAGATACCTTCTGGACCTTCTATCGTGAAACGCTCGGCAACGGATCGCTGAGTTTCTATTCGCTCCCAGAGCCTCGAACAGGGCTTGCCGTCCAGGCGCGATTCGATAATTCGCAGGTGCCATCTGTCACGCGCCAAGGATACGACACCTATCTGGTGACGGTGACATTGGAGATATTGCCAGCATGAGTCGTGCAACATCGAGCGCCTTTCGACGTATGGCGAATGCGCAGGAAACGGGCGACGTTCTTGTGGCGCTAGTTGAGATTACCCACCCGAGCATGATCGGATCACCGATTCGCGTGGTGCAAAATCTTCAGCCTATGGTCAGTCAGGGCAATACCTATACAGCCTTTCCCTTTACAGTCAAACTCCCCGATGATTCAGACAATGTGCATCCTGAGGTCATGTTGAGCATTGATGCGGTCGATCAATCGATTGCGCTGGCGATTCGGTCGCTCAGTCCTTCGCAGTCCCCGTCCGTAACGATTACCCTAGCCTTGGCCTCACAGCCCGATATTGCCGAACTCACGATGCCGGGATTGATTCTGCGTCATGTCAGCGGCGATGCCTATCTGATTGAGGGACGACTGGTTTTAGATGAAGCCGATCTTGAACAGTTTCCAGAGGGGACATTTTCTCAACAGGACTTTCCTGGAATGTTTAGAAACGTATGATGCCGACATGGGTTCAGCACTATTTGAATCTTCCCTTTGTTGAAAAGGGGCGAGATAGAACCGGACTCGATTGCTATGGCCTTGTTCGTCTCGTCTATCAGGAGCAGCGACAGATCGACCTCCCGAGTTATACAGAGCGCTATGCAACGACGAATGATCGTGCAGAGATTCAGGCGATTGCTAGACAAGAATTGCATGCACGGTGGCAACCTATTCCACTTGAAGAAGCGCGATTATTCGATGCTCTAATCCTTCGCATTGGAGGCGACCCGATCCATTTCGGGTTAGTACTCGATGACCAATATTTTTTGCATACGATGCGAGGCATTTGGAGTGTCGCGGAGCGCTGGACGAGTCTTGCCTGGAGTCAGCGCGTGATAGGAGCGGTACGGTATGTCGAATCCTGATACTCGCGTAACGATTATTCCAAACTTGCTGGTTGAGCACCATCGCGTTGACCGATTTATGCGCGATCAGGAAACCGTGGCCGATGCCATGCGTGACGCCGGGTGGCAGCCTGGATCAACGCATGCCCGTGTCTTTATAAATGGCGAGCTCATCCCAGAGGCACGATGGGAATATATTGTCCCGGCTCGCGGATCATCGGTCGTCATTCGTCGCATCCCCATGGGCGGCGGAGGTGGGGGCGGTAAAAATCCTGGCATGATGATCGGCATGATTGCCGTGATGGCCCTGGCGATTGCGGCGCCGATCTTTGCCCCGGCGTTGCTGGCTGGCGCGGCAGGGTCGATGGGGCTTATGACATCATTTGCCGCGCTTGGTGCCGGAACATTTGGCGGCACCCTCCTCTCAGCCGGGGTGGGCATCGTCGGTATGTTGGCGATGCGCGCCATTATTCCGCCGCCTCGACAGAACATGGATGCCCTTTCCGGTGGGACACCAGGCAGCCCTGCCCTGTCACTGACGGGTTCATCAAACGCCTTTGAGCCGTACGCCGCAATCCCGCGCGTCTATGGACGGATGCGGATTTATCCACCGAATGCCGCGATTCCGTTTACAGAGATCATTGGCAATAAACAATGGCTACATGTGATCTTTTGTTGTGGTTATGGTCCGTTAACCATTAGTGATATGAAGATCGGTGAAACGCCGCTGTCTGAATTCGAGATCTACCCGAATCCGCCTGATATCGTCTATGGCTATCCTGATGACGGTGATCTGCCTGGCATGCCACAAAATGTCGTCGAAGAGCCGCTGGACCTTCAGCTGGCGCAAAATAAACACAAGACTAGTGATCTTCATCCATCTGGATGGGTGGGTCCGCGTGTCACTGCAGCCAATACCGAGCGAATTTCCATTGATATCGTCTGTCCATTCGGGCTCGGAAAGGTGGATGGCAAGCCCGAATATCAGCGTTCGCGCTCGGTACAGATTGCCATTGAGTATGCGACATCACTGGCGGGACCATGGACCAATATCGCGGGGCCAGCGACGACCGCATCCTACCAGACGAACTTTTCTGGTGCAGACAATGACCTCCTCTTTACTGCGAAAGTTGTCGGACGCGCCGGGAATGGCCTGCGGATCAATTTCGTGCGTCGTTCCACGCAAGTAACGAGAGCGGGGTTCAATCTCACGCCGTTTATTACGGCGGTGCGCGGCGGGCCTGTTCGTGATCGAATAGGCAATACGACCTATCAGTACCCGGCTATTATTGTCTCCGTGCTCTCTGGCGTAACTACGGCTGCGCAAGTCAAGGCTGGTATCGAAGCCGACGCGACTGCCGCATCAATGGTCAACGTCGCCTTTCCCGGTGCTGAGACGGGCACTGGAGCCATTACATTACCAGCAGCCTCTGGCGTAAGAGGATTTGCTCCAACATCGACCGGTGTTTCAGGTCAGCTTTCTGGTGGGGTTGATATTGTCGTGGCATGGACGGAAACGGCACAGACCTATTCACAATTGCGATTCAGCAAAGAATTTACCCTGCCTGCGCCTGGTCAGTACTATATTCGGCTCGCCAAGACGAATGAGGAAACCGATCCCTTTCAGCTGACCTTACGCTGGTATGATCAAACGCACTGGACCATGCTGCGCAGTATTCAGCCTGGTAAAGCTGTGAAGAAGAAAGGGCTGGCGCTGATCGGCTTTCGCATTAAAGCGACCAATCAGCTTAACGGTACGCTAGATCGATTCAATTGCGTTGCGGCATCGATTCTTCCAGACTGGAACGGGACGGAGTGGGAACTGAATGTGACGGCGAATCCCGCCAGCGTCTATCTGGATATATTGCAGGGCACAGCGACGAAAACCGGCCATGATAATGATCGTATCGACGAGCCGACGATTCGTGCCTTTCATCAAATGTGCAAGGCAGAAGGATTTGAATTCAATGCCTCGATTGACTTCAAGACAACCGTAAAGCAGATTCGCCAAGATGTCCTCTCGGTGGGGCGCGCGGTCTTTGCCATGAAGGACATGAAATATAGTCTGATCTACGAGCAAGCGCAGCCGACACCCGTTGATATTATTACATCCAGAAC